CAACGTCCATGTCATTAGATGCGTAGGCGAGCCTTCGCACTCCTAAGATTCCGTAAACGGCGTCCCCTAGAGTAAACCCTAGAATAGTTTCTGCCGGTCTTCCTAGTTGTACCGTGAGGGTGTCTTGGTCTGCGACCGTGGTCACTTTAACGTGCCTTATCCGTATACCTACTTGAGCGTGTATTTTTTTTCCGACTCGTATCGTTCCGCTGTTACTCATATTACTAGAGTATCAGGATATGCGTTTTGGGCGAATGTTCCAGTCTAAATATTTGGTTAGATTACCTAAAAAAGTTAACCAGTTTTAAGGGTTTGTTTCGACGTTGATTGGGCTGATGGGGTGTCTGTATCCGGCTTCGATAAGAATATGGTTGTAAGGCCTGCCTATGGCGTTTAGGAGCAAATTTAGTTCGTAGTCGTTGAGTTGCGTGAGTATGGGGAGTATTTTGTCTAGGTTTTTTTGTAGGTCTTGGATACGTTGCATCCGGGTGTAAGGCATTATTTGATGCTCATTCCAACTCTTTAAGTTCCGTCTTGTGTATGAGGCGGGTGTTTTCAGTGTCGTATGGGGCTGGTTCCCCTAGCGCCCACGCTTCCTCCATGTTTATCCATCCCCAAACATCTACTGTTTTGAATTCTACATCAGGTATGTGGGCGGCGAAAAGTATAAGGTTTTTGTTTAGTTGATGTCTCCGGACGGCGGCGGATTGTCCTGTTCTTACTCTACGAACTTCAATGTTTGTTCCTACGTCAGGAACTTCACGATATTTGTTGTGTTCAGTTGAGTGCCAGTAGTGACCGGGCCAATACCTGTTTGTTGCTTTGGCAACTGCTAGTTCGCAAATGCAGGCTGCTTGTTGGGCTGTCCTGTCGTCTTCCATGCGTTTCTGGTCGTAATGCGGGGCGTTTCCTTTACCCCAGTTTGCCGTGAATCGTTCTATTCCAACGTGGCAAGCCCATGAGTATTCCCAAGGATCTAGTTCGACAATCATTTTTCCCTTTCATGGATTTCACTATTTCTATTGATTCCGATATTCCAATCCAACAGTTACACCCCTGATTTGCGATAAAAACGTTTGGTTCACGGCACAAAGGAGCCAGTTTGTTGAGTGAACAGAGTAAAACTTCGCGGTCAATAAAATCAGACATCAAGATTTTCCTTAACTAATCGTTTTCGTTCTCCTCAATAATGCAACTTTGGCAGAGAAGCCTCCAGCCTTGAAACACTTCAGCGCCCGGACTGTGGCATCGCTGGCAAGTAACTAGCAAATCTTCCATATCGTTATTTCCACCCCCGGCTCCCCATAGGTTTTTTCTACTTTCAGATCAATCACTTGAGAATCATCCTTCCAAATGTGTGAATCTGTGAGCGCATCAAGAACGGCGCGAGTTAACTTGTCAATATCTGGCCGGACGGCAGGCGTTGAGTATTTAGGTTTCAAAGGTTTCTTCATACCGAAAACCAAAATAACTCCCACTGGGCCGTCTGCGTACCCGTCCCAATTTTGTTTAATTCTTTGCTGAATAGCAGTCGCCGTTATCGCGTTGCGCCAATTTTTTAAGGCCACACCTGCCTGCTCAACCATTGCTACTTTTCCATGCTTAGTAACAAAACCGCGCTTAGAACCTTGCGGAGTTGGTTTACCTACAACAGTGAATTTGATCATTATTTTTAGGCAACGTTCGGCTTTTCAACGTCGGCTAACTCTTCCTTTGGCTTTTTAGGTTTTCTCACAATAGTGTCCCGAAGAATTTTGTACACGGATTGTTCCGTGACTCCCATTGCGGCGGCGATCTCCCTGTATGTGATTCTTTTTTTTCTTAAAGACAGAATGACTTTCTTCCGTGTCTTAGATATTTCCTCAATAGCGTTTTGATGGTTACGCATACGGTTAGTTAAAGCCTTAACTTCTTCCAACTCAGGATAGTCATCATTGATATCCATGCTGACAATATTTTCAGTAACTATGGTCATTAGTTTCCTCTTTCTTGGGGTTTTCTAATCCTATACTCCGGACGGGAGAAATTGAACTTGGGTTTGGGGGAATGAAAGGAGTCGTGATGGGATACTTATCATTCCCTATCAATAGCCACCAGTTAGCATGTAAATCAGCAAAAGGCGTCTCTTCAGGAGACCATCCGGGGTGCAAAAGCCAACCGTGCTCGTAAGACCTTTTCCTATAAGACTCGATTAGGCCGTGGCATCCGCTATTTCCCGTACCACATATGACTAGCAAATTTGGGCTTGTGTTTATCCATCCAACTTTCGTTCCACCCATTTGACGAGGGCGGCGGTGATGGACGCTCATGGTTTCTAAAGATCCCCAGCAGACCTCACACCCGTTACTTGCTCGTTCCATAAGAACATCTCTATCAATATTGCTCACAACTTATCCGTTTCTTTGAAAGATTTTTCAAGCAAAACCTTGACATCTCGTGGCATTGGAACAGCAGCAGCAGCAGCAGCAGCGGCAGCCTTCCTTTGAGCCTCTTCACTAGCGAACTGTTTTTGTTGTTTCCGTAAAGAACGCCAAGCCCTATTCACATGGGCAGGCATCAAAGAATCAGTTGTTTCCCTGTAATGATCAATAACAATCTTTTGAGCGACCGAAGGTGTCAAATCAGAATCTAAAGTTTCCGACCACGCAGTAGCCCTCGCTTGGGCATCTTCCCGGCTAGGGGGTTTGAGACGGTTGTCTAAAGTGACCGCAACAGCCAAAACAGTTGCTGCTTCAGAAGGGTTCACTATTCCCCTCCAACTCTAGGTAAGGATTGTTCAACATTTCCGCTGCTTCAACATAAGTTTTGGTTCCGGAATTTGAAGAACTTGGCAAAGGCTCATCTTCCCACCTTCCGTCGTTTATCCATGTGCTCGCGTGAGCAGTAAACTCATCGGCCCTATTAGGATCGGCGGAGTATCTTTTCGCTCCCTCAATCAAAATATTCGGGTCAACTGATTTGACCGTTTTCGCCCACGCCTTCTTCGCTGCCTGCTTTGCAGCCTTCCTTGGGTAGAAAGACCAAAACTCAGCGAACTGATCATTACTTGTATGAGTTATTGTGTATGAGTTACTTAATTGGGTATAAGTTAGTTCGTCACAGGCGGGGCACCCCGTGTCGTCACAGGCGGGGCAGGTGTCGTCACAGGCGGTGCAGGTGTCGTCACAGGCGGGGCACCTACCTTCTTTTTTGGTGTACTTAGGGCAATCCAGAATTTCATTCCAATGAAGATGGTATTCATTACTCGTCCAGTCACCCGACCCACTCATTCTCTGATTCTCGCAAATAGCGCCCTTAGAGACCAGTTCAGCCTTTGACCTGTCTACGGTACTCGTACTCGCTTTCATCTGCTCAGCGAGCCTCCTACGTCCGGGAAAGGCCACTCCCTCCTTGTTCCCGTGCTTCCTGAGAAGCAAATAGAGCCTTATCGCTTGAGAACTCGCAGAAGAGTGCAAAAGCCAGTGCGGAATCATCTCAAATGGCCCACGATCAACTGAAATCATTTTTCTTCTAATCCAGCCATAGTTTTCCGGTAAGCATTAAGCAACTCGTTCTTAGAAGACGATCCAAGATCCAAAGTCCTGATCGATTCGGCTATGTCATCAACACTATTCTTGGTCTTAGCATTTTTGAGCAGAGCAATAAACTCAGAAACACGACCATCATCGGCATGTTCCCTACCAATAACATCACCGACACTTGCTTCAACCGAACCATTCTTGTACAGGCTCAAACCAAACTGATCACCAAGATTGACCGCACAACGCTTAAAGGCTTGTGACTCAGCCGTCTTGATAGCCTGATCATGAGCATCCGGCCTTGATGGATAATTGGTTGCGTCTCCAACCGCCCACTCAGCGTAAACCGTGTCGTTTATTTGGATAACGCACCTAGCCCGGTAACAAACATTCCAACGTGGTTTTTGACCATTTGTTTGAGTTTCATAAACCAAATTCATGTCAGTCACATTTGATGACCATTCCGCGAAACCAAACATTTGATTCATTGTTTTACGGACATCCCACGCTTCAACGTGAGCGAAACCTTTCCCATCCTTACTGACCCTGCTTGGATTGATAGGTTTAAGCAATTCATTAACTTGATCATTAGATAGACTCATTTTGTTACCTCCACAGAAAAGTTGACTCCCGCAGCCGTAACATCAACTCCGGGAATGATTTCACCATTTTCAGTCATAGCAACCAAACCAAGTGATTCAGTTGACTCCACTGTCACAGCAGATTTAATTGCAGCCAGAGAAGGGCTGCGCTTTACAATAATCGCGTCAGGCAAGTTTTGTTCAGCCCAAGCAAAGAAACTCTCTTCGTCTGTGACTAGAAATTTTTCTTGAGTTGCCCGTGATTTAACTGATCCGTACGCAGTTTCAATAGATTTTCTACCTGCGATTCTCTGACTCTGAGCGTACTCTGTTAATACAAACTCAAAATACTGAGTATCTTTATCAAATCTATGATTTGCGTTATACAACCATGTATCAATTCTGGTTCTTTCGGAATCTGCGATTGCTTCGTTCTCTTCGACCTTGTTTCTTAGCGATAAAAGTTTTCTCATTGCCCAAGATGCTTGTGAATCGTTCTCAATCTTGAATCGTTCACGATACTCGTCATCGTCAGGAATTTCGTTTATGTCAAAATCATGAATATCTTCTTTTTTTATCATAGAAATTTTCCCTTTCTAGTTTATATAACCGCAAGTGTATCACGGGGGTTATATAACATGTCGTTAGGGGTTAAAAACTATGAAACAATAAGAACACATCGTTGCAGACTTCACCCCTGTTGTCTCCGGTGGCTGTGCGTAGGGAATCTGTTTGGGGTCTTACAGGTTCCCTACGCACTTAACCTCCCAGATTACGCACGTTAATCTTTTACTAATTAGCCTTCATCGACTATTTTTTTTGTCTCTCTTACTCTACCGTCCAATTTCAAACGCATACTCCGACGAACCTGCACCAAGTCCTTAGTAGTGATCCCCGGAGCAATAGCAAAGTGCATCGGATCATTGTATTTAGTTGAATGATAAGTCGGCCCCTCATATTTAACTCCGGGAGCCTGATCTGAAGCACCCCACAAAAACACATAACGACCGTTCCTTGTCTTGTACTCTTCCAATATCTTACCGATCTGACCGGCCTTCTTAGCAGGCATTTTACTAGGCCAAGTGCGAGCGCCAATACCAGAACTCCAGCAATCAATCGCATAACCAGCGTGGTCGCTCACGGCCTTACCGCCCCGAATAGGGCGATAGTTGTAACTCCAAGTATCTTTGCTGCTCAACTCTTTAACTTGACTGTCAAGTTGAGAAGCCAAATGAAGAAACAAAGGCAAACAGGCGCGGCGCGTCCGAAGAGACAACCTTGTTCCCGGAATTTTCCTTGCAGCAAGTAGGCTTGAACTCCACGACTTGATGGCGTTGTGGCCCCCAACAGTTTTACTCATTTTCTTCATCCTCTAACTCATGAAAACCTTCCTGAGACCATTCAGGCTCAGGGAAAACTATCGACGGATCATTCCTATTACCAAACTCACTCGAAACAATTGAAGTGGCGTACGACAAAAGACCCGCCCCAACCGAAACACCTAAAATAGCCGTCCAGTCACTGTCAAGAACATCAAACACACCAACAGCCGTAACCATTGCCAAAAACGTTTGAGCAACAGTCTTCAAAGCCCGCTCTGACGCTAAAATCCAAAACGATTTATTAAACATCCTCATCCTCACTACTTGGGTCACTCTCGTAATACTCAACGTACTCATCTTCCTCATCATACCGCCCTGACCCCTCTTTCAACCTAACATCCTCATAAGCCGCGCCACCAATATAAGCCGCCACGACCGCACCAATCAAAGCAAACCCCCCTATCGCTAAAGTCTCCGACAGTCTAGAATCACCACCCCGAAACGTCACATAAACCACAATCGCCATCCCAAAGATCAAAGACCCAAACACGGCCCGCCGCCGAAGTTTCCACGACGGAACCCCTAACTCAAACTGATCCATTTCAACTCCAAACAAACTATTTATCTTCAACTTTTATTTTTTTAGGCTCAAACAACGCTTGCCACGTTGTAGGGTTTATTTCTCCACTGATTTTCAAACCAACAGAATCTTGGAAAAGACGAACAGCCTTACCCATCATAGTCCCAAACCGGCCATCTTTTTTGAAATCTGAAAAACCAAAACCGATAAGAGCATCCTGAGCCTGATAAACTTGGCCCCCTATATCTCCCGAAGACAGAGTGTGTTTCAACTCTAAAGATAAAACAGAGTGTCTAACAGAATCATTTTCTTTTGCAGGAACAGCCTTTTTTGTTGTAGAAGTTTTTTTAGTCATTTCGTTAGTCTAACTCTTCGTGGAGAATATGAGGGCACAACCTATGATATTATTTTCGCATCGACGGCTCCCCCCTTTCGCCGTTTGATAAAACCCCCCGGCCCTCTAGTGTCGGGGGGTTTCTTTTCAAAAAATAAGCGCAGGCTAGTGCTTCCCGTCATCAGCCTGCGCCCGTGTTTAGGCTACTAGATAGGCTTCATTAACAATGAAACGAATCGAATACCGTGACGTTGAATGGGGCGAAGCCCTCTGCAAGAACGCTTCAACAGCACAATACTACGACCTGCCGCCAAGCCAAGCCCCGAAAGTTTACCGTGACCTGCGTAAAATCTGTCAAGACTGCCCGATCCTCAACGAATGTTTCGCGTGGTCGGTCGCGCACGAGGAGTACGGCTTCTGGGCTGGTATGCCGGAGCGTGAAAGATGGTCGGTTAGGAAGAAAATGAATATCAGGCTGGAAACCTTGACGGCCCACCCGCACCTTTAGTGGCCCGCCTCGTTCAAGGACAATCCCCCACCGGGCACGTTCAGGGACACCATGCAAATCTTAAATGTGAAATGCGGATTGCATGGTTACTTAAACGTGTTTATTGCCTGTTCAAAAA